ACGAACGGGGCGTGCATGGGCACGCTGCTTGGACGTGCGGCGAGCGTGAGCGTGCAGCGCAACATTGGCAGGGTGAAGGACGGGAGCCTGAAACCTCTGGAGATGTATGTGGGCGAGAAGAAGACGGAGGAGGCCAGTGAGAGCGTGAGGAAGCTGTACGAGAAGGGCTACATCGTGGTGCGGAAGTATGTGGGCAGGAGCGGCTACTACTGGGCTGACGACAACCTGGCGTGCGACCCTACGGGGGACTATGCGAAGCTGGCGCTGCGAAGAGTGATAGACAAGGCGTACCGCACAGCCTACGACACGCTTCTGGACATGCTGCTGGACGAGTTGGAAGTGAATGAGGACGGCACGCTTGACACCGGCGTGGTGAAGAGCTGGCAGCAGACGGTGGAGACGGCGATAAACCGCAAGATGACGGCCAACGGCGAGCTGAGCAGCGGAAGCGACGGCGAGGGCTGCGTATGCAAGATAGACGAGACGCAGAACGTGCTGGCGACGAGCATGGTGAAGGTGACGCTGAAGGTACGCCCCTACGGCTATGCACGTTATGTGGACGTGAACCTGGGATTCCAAGTGACAACAAACGGCTAAAGAAGAAAGGAGGATAAGAATGTTCAATTCAAGAGAGTACGAGTGGAGCGACGTGAACGTGGTGGCTGCGGGCAGACCGGTGACTGGCATAAGGGGCGTGAAATATTCGTCGAAACAGGAGAAGGAAGTGCTGCACGCGAAGGGCAACAAGCCCCACAGCATACAGAGGGGCAACAAGACGTATGACGGCGAGCTGACGGTGACGCAAAGCGAATATGAGGCGCTGCGTGCTGCCGGTGGCGGCGACATACTGGACATCAGCATAGACATCGTTGTGGCTTACGGTAACCCGAGCAAGGGTGACGTGATAACGACGGACCTGCTGATGGGTGTGGAGTTCACAGAGGACAACACGGAATGGAAGCAGGGCGACAAATTTCAGGAGAAGTCGCTTCCGTTTATCTTCCTGGACAAGAAGAGCGTGTAGTGAGATAAAGAGAGCGTTTGAACAGAGATTGAGAACCATTAAAAAAGAGAAAAAATGATTTTTACAAAAGAACAGATTGAGAAATTAAAGGCTAAGCACGGTGATATATTCTTGATAGAGACGCAGGGCAAGAGCTGCATCATCCGCAAGCCGAACCGCCGTGACCTTAGCTATGTGAGTGTGGAGAAAGACCCCATCAAGATGCAGACAGCGCTACTTAACCAGTTGTGGGTGGAAGGCGATGAGGAAATCAAGACCAACGATGACTATTTCTTCGCAGCCTGCAACACACTGGATGAGGTGCTGAAGGTAAAGGAGGCCGAGATAAAAAAACTTTAGAGGAGGCTGAAATCGACGATGCCGGGGCAAGTGATGTTCTCTACCTGAATACACTTTTGAGATATTACATGCACATAGACCCAGACACCCTGACCGATGCGGAATGGGCGTGGACTATCCGGTTTTTAATAGACATCAGAAAAGAAGAGGCAAAGGCAAATGGATAGTGTACTTAAATTCCTAATCAAGCTGCAGGCTGATCAGGGCAATGTGTTGAGCGTAGCACGCCGCACGTCCGAGCAGCTTGACACTATATCCCGAAAGGCGACATCCGTGGGTACTCGCCTTCGGGAAGCCTTCTCCTTCTCAAATTTTAAGAACTCGCTCTCGTCATTGCCGGGTATGGACTTTCTTATGAACCCGTACACACTGATAGCCTCGGGAGTGGGCGCACTTACCGCCATAGGGGCACAAGCCGAGCAGACTTCTGTGGCATTCAAAACACTGGTAGGCAACGAGACCATGGCCGCAAGGATGTTGAACGACATCAACAAGTTTGCGGCACGTACACCGTTTGAACCGCTTGACCTTGAAAACAATGCCAAGATGATGCTTGGCTTTGGTGTTAACGCACAGAAAGTAGTGCCGTACTTGAAACAACTCGGCGACATCGCCATGGGCGACAAGCAAAAACTCGGCGGCCTTTCACTCGTGTTCGGACAGGTGGCATCAGCAGGAAAGATGCAGGGGCAAGACTTGATGCAGTTTATCAATGCCGGTTTTAACCCATTGAAGGAACTGCAGAAGATGACTGGCAAAAGTTATGCGGAGCTGCAGGAAATGATGAGCAAGGGACAAATTGGCTTTGACGCTGTAGCTGCCGCCATAAACCATGCGACGGGTGCCGGTGGCGCTTTTGAGGGAATGTCAGACAAACTCAGCCAGACCGTCAGTGGCAAGTTCTCTACCCTGATGGGTAATATCAGACAGTCGGCTGTTGACATGTTCGAGCAACTGAAGCCAATCGTCAGCGGACTCATGGATGTGTTTATGGCCATAGTGCCACCGATAGCTACCGCATTGTCAAAAATACTGTCAGTTGTGGCTGGTGTCATCAATTTCATCATGCAATGGAAAACAGAACTCGGATACCTCGCTGTGGTTGTCGGTGTCGGTACGATAGCTTTCAACCTCCACACGATAGCCTTGTGGGGAATGGTCGGAGCGATAAAAGTCGTTTCGGCCGTGACAAAGGCATGGGAGGGCGTGCAATGGCTGTTGAATGTAGCCCTCAACGCCAATCCCATCGGTATCGTCATTACGGCTGTGGCTGCTTTGGTAGCCGGTATCGTGTATTGTTGGAACAGATTTGCTGGATTCCGCGCCTTCCTGCTCACCATGTGGTCGGTGATTAAGGGACTCGGAGGCATCATCAAGGATTACCTGATAGACCGTTTCAAGACCTTGCTCAGTGGCATCGGCAAAATCGGCGATGCCATGGCGAAACTCTTTGACGGTGACTTCAAAGGTGCTTGGAACAGTGCCGTGCAAGGCGTGAAGGACATAACCGGCATATCAAGCACCGAAAAGGCACTCTCTGCGACAAAGCAGCTTGTGAATGGTGTGAAAGACGAGTACGACCGGAACTATGTACGCGAAAGCGCGAAAGACAAGCCGAAGAAGTCAGCAGCCATATCCACACCAGGAGTGAAAGGCAGCGACACCTCATTCTCTTTCGGCTCTGCCACAAACGGGAAAGGAGGCAAAGGCGGTAAGGGAGGCAACGGCGGACGCAAGACAGCCGAGGCTCTTGCCACCGGTGGCACACGCAACACATCGATAAACATCTCCATTGGCAAGTTTTTCGACAATATCCAGGTAACAATGAACGACAAGAGCGATACGGCAGAGCTGGAGCGTGTGGTGCTCCAGTGCATGAACCGCGCCCTGTCAATAGCAACCAGTACAGACCGATGAGCACGACAAACAAATTCATACTGCAGAACCTTGCGCTGAGGGCCGCAGGGCTGACCAAGGTACCGCCCTACTGGCTGTTCCGTGAGAACAATTTCTTCGGCAAGAACCTCGGCTACATTCAAGGCGGCAAGACGATACCCGACAGCTCAGGCTTCGATGTGACAAAAATCACCGAAGAAGAGCTTGAGGATATAGTCCGTACAAATGCGCTTGGTGTTCCTATGGTGATGCCGCTGCGTTTCCAACTGGAGGAGGCAGGTGCCGAGGAGTGGCTGTTCCCGGTGGAGCCGATGATAAGCGTCAACGGACAGAATATACTGACGCGCCGCCATGTGTCGAAAGGAAAGGTGAAAGGCAGCATCAAGGAACGCTGGACGCAAGACGACTATACCGTCAGGATAGAAGGCTTGCTGATGAGCGAGGACGGCAACTATCCGGATGCCGACGTGACAAGGCTGAAGAACTTCTGCGAGGCGGGACATGTGAAGGCGTTGTGCCCATTGCTGGAGATATTCGGCATCAGCCAACTGGCAATAGAGAGTTGGGACATACCTTTCACAACCGGCAGAGCAAACCAAAATTATACTATCCAGGCATACAGCGACGACATCTACAAGTTGCTGTTGAGCCGTGAGGACTTAAACACCTAATATAATATGTACACGATGGCTTATGACATAACGGTCGGTGACTACCGTCTCGGAATGCTCGACAAGGTGGAGATACACAAGAGTGTAGAGCTGCTTGCTGACACCGCGACCATAACGCTGCCTGGAGCAGAATATAATGCGGCACTGCAGATTGAGGATAACCTGAAACGTGGTGACAAGGTGTGCATAAAGTTCGGATATGAAGAAACCGGACTTGAAACGGAGTTTGAAGGCTGGCTGCAGCGCATATCCACCGATGGCGGCGATATAAAACTCATTTGTGAGGATGACCTGTTTCTGTTCAGAAAAGACATACCGAACGAGGCGCTGCTGAAAGTGACGCTGAAATACCTGCTCGCAAAGGTCGTTGACGGTTGCGGTATCGGTTGCAGTGTCGAGTGTTCCTACTCATGGACATACAGCAAGTTCGTGATAAACAATGCCACCGGCTATGATGTTCTGAAGAAAGTTCAAGAGGAAAGCGGTGCCGACATCTATATGCAGGATGGTGTGCTGCACATACACCCACCAGGCGAGAAAGTGGGCGAAGAGCGTTTCTACGACTTCTCGCTGAACGTCGAGGAAGAAAACCTTACCTATCACCGTGCGCAGGACAAACGGCTGCTTGTTGTAGTGAAGGCACTCATGCCCGACGGCACGGTCAAAGAAATCGAGACTGGCACGACAGGCGGTGACAAGATAGAAATCAAGTGTCCGACGAGTGACGAGGCCTCGATGAAGGCTCGCGGTGAGCTGGAGGTGAAACGGCGGAGCTTTGACGGTTATGAGGGCAGCATAACGGGATGGCTGGTGCCGATGTGCAAGCCGGGTGACAGCGCTGTGCTGCGTGACCGTGACTATGAGTATAAGGACGGGACGTACTTTGTTGCGGCAGTGACAACGGAGTTGGGCAGGGATGGCGGCAAGAGGAAGGTGACGTTAGGTTTTAAGTTGAGCTAAAAAGAAAGGAGGAAACGGAATGGACGAATACAGGAGGCTGCAAGAACTGCTGAGGGGCGCTGGCGGCGGAAGGGAGACGACGCTGTACCAAGGCGTGGTGAAGAGCGTGGAGGGTCAGACCTGCACGGTGACGGTAGGAAAGGTGGACGTGCCAGGGGTGCGGCTGAAGGCCTCGGAAACGGAAGACAAGGGGCGGATGCTGGTGACACCAAAGGTGGGGACGGCGGTGACGATGGGGAGCCTGAGCGGCGACCTGGCGGAGCTGGTGGTGGTGCAGGTGGACCATGTGGAGAGGATAGAGGTGAACGGCGGACTGTTGGGCGGACTGGTGAACATAGGCGAGCTGACGGCAAAGATAAACGAGCTGGTAGACGCATTCAACAGCCACACGCACCAGGTGACGGTGGCGCATCCCGGGGGCACGTTTACCACTGTAAAGCCGATGAAGGCGGCGAACCGCTTTGCCAAGGGGGACTACGAGGACGAAACTATAAAGCACTGAGGAGAGGATGAAAGGAATAGAACTGCGATATGACGGCAACGGCAACGTGCTGGAACCTGCTGTGAGGAACGGCATGATGGCCGTGGGGGACACGCTGCGGCAGAACCAGGCTTTGCTGCTGACGCTGCACAAGGGGGAGCTGAAGGAGCGTCCGTCGGCAGGCGTGGGGCTGAGCGACATGCTGCTGGACAATGACCCTATATACTGGCGTACGGAGATAAAGGAGCAGCTGGAGATGGACGGGCAGACTGTGGCGAAGGTGAGGATCACGGAGAAGGGTGTGGAGATAGAGGCGAGTTATTAACAGAAAAAAGGAAAGGAAACTGAATGATGATACTGGAACATTTTATGAACAAGCTGTCGGTGGTGCTGTCCACCGCATGGGGCTGGGCGGTGTGCGTGGGACTGATTGTGGCAAACTTCCTGGCAGGGTATGAAACGATGGTGGGCTTCACGGTGGCTGCAGTGGTGATGGATGCAGCATGGGGCATTGCATCGAGCGTGAAGCAGGGACGGTTCACGAAGAGCGAGCTGATGAGGGACTCGCTGTCGAAGCTGGCTGTGTACGGCTCAGTGATACTGCTGTTCATACTGATAGACAAACTGCTGGGCGTGGGGAACGGGCTGTCGACGAGCGTCATCTGCATCTGCATCATACTGGTGGAGTTGTGGAGCACGGCGGCGAGCATGCTGATATGTTTCCCGAACATGCCCTTCCTGCAACTGCTGAAGAAGGCTCTTGTGGGCGAGATAGCGAGCAAACTGAATGTGAAACCCGAGGACGTGGAAGCAGCCCTCGACAAAATGAGAAGAAAATGAGAGATATAAAATACATAGCCGTACACTGCACGGCAAGCAGCCAGACGACAACAGTCAGAGGTCTGGAAATGGAGTTTAAGCGTAAGGGGTGGAAGAACCCGGGATACCACTATGTGGTGAGCGCAGACGGCGTGATACACCAAATGCTGGACGAGGAGAGGGTGAGCAACGGTGTGAAGGGATGGAACTCCCGACTGATAAACGTGGCGTATATAGGAGGCATAGACGCTACGGGCAAGGCTATCGACAACCGTACGGAGGCGCAGAAGAAAAGCATGAGGGCATTGCTGAAACAGCTAAAGGGCAGATACCCGAAGGCGGTGATACGGGGACACCGCGACTTCTCGCCCGACCTGAACGGCGACGGAAAGATAACGCGCAACGAGTGGATAAAGGCGTGCCCATGCTTTGACGCCGGGGAGGAATACAAGGACATCTAAAAAGGGAACGACGAATATGAGATACATTTTATGGCTGTTGGTGGTGGCACTCATGGCGAGCTGCGCCACCACAAGAAAAACGAGCGAGAGCCATGAGAGCCGAGTGGTGAAAGACTCGGTGGCTGTAAGGGACTCCATAGTGACAAGAGACTCAGTGGTGATACGCTACGAGACGAGGGTGAAGGACTCGACGGTGGTGAAAGACTCAACGGTGCTGACAATAGACCAGGAGGGCAACGTGGTGAAGAGCGAGCACTACCGCAACACGGAGCGCAACCGGGAACAGAACCGAGACACTGCAAGCGAGAGCCAACATGCGGAGCAAAGGAACGGCACGACCATGCAGGCAAGCCGTGACACGCTGAACCACTGGACTGAGAAAAGCGAAAAGAAGGAGACCGATGTGCCGTGGTACGTATGGCTTACGGGCGGAGTGCTCGTGAGCGGTGTATGGGGCATCGTGTGGTTTTATACATTCGGTTGGAAAAAGGCGTAAGGCTATGGAGGTGACGGTGAAAGACGGCCAGACGCTTGCGGACATAGCAGTGCAGGAGCACGGAACGTGGGAGGCGGCACTGGACATGGCCATGGAGAACGGCGTGAGCCTGACAGACGCGCCCGAGGCTGGCACGACACTGCGGCTACCCGACGGCGTGAAGGAGAACCGCGTGATGAAGAGTTACTGCAAGGCACACGAGGTGAGCCCGGCGACGGCAAGGGACGAGAGCAGCGTAAGGCTACGGATTTTCGGTGAAGAGTTTACGAAGGAATACATGTAACTACAAGAAACAAAGAACATGGCAAGGACAACGGCAGAAATAAAGAAAACGATGACGGACGCCTTTATGGCGGACGCGACGATAAGGGAGCGCTACGGGCTGAAGGCTGGCGCGACGTGGGGCGGGACGTTCTCGGACGTGAGCGTGGAGAACGTGCTACTGTGGGTGGTGGCCGCTTGCTGTCATGTGGTGGAGGTGCTGACCGAAAGGTGGGTGCAAGACGTGGAGGCGAAGATGGCAAGCGCCGTCGTGGCGAGCGTGCCGTGGTACTACAAGGTGGCGAGAGCCTTTCAATACGGCGACGCGCTGGTGCTGGACGAGGCGACACAGCAATACGGATATGCCACGGCGGACGAGGGGAAGCAGGTGGTGAAGTATGTGGCGGTTAGAGACCGTGGTACGAGTGTGGAGATCCTGGCGAGCGGCGAGAAGGGCGGTTTGCCGGAACCGCTTTCAGATGGTGTTTTAACGGCTTTCAAACAGTATATGAACAGGGTGAAGATAGCTGGCGTGGTGCTGAACATACGCTCGCAGAGGGCTGATCGGCTGACGGTGAGAGCCAGGATATGGGTGGACCCGCTGGTGATAGGCACGGACGGAAGGCGTATATCGGACGGGGTGAGAGCCGTGGACGAGGCGATAAAGGCGTATCTGAAGAACATCGTGTATGGCGGTACGTTCAACAAGACGCGGCTGACGGACGCGATACAGGCGGTGGACGGCGTGGAGGACGTGGAGCTGGGCGACTGCCAGTATATGACGGCGACGGGGACGGCGTGGACCACGATAAAGGGAAACAACTATACGGCGGCAGGTGGGAGCCTGACGGTGGAGGGACTTGAAAACTCGATGAGCTATGTGGTGGA